TATTGCCTCCGAGTAGTACCCCCCATTACCATCATGGTAATAGGCTTCCTTTGTTCGCAGTGGCGAATAGAGAACCCCGTATACTTCAACCTTTTCTTCGTCCGCAACCTCATAGGTTACGTAATATGAACTCGTCCCAATGTCGTCGCCGTAAGCGGCTTGGTAGTAAACCACACCTTCTTCGTAGTTTATGCCAGTTCCGTCCTCAATGCTGTCTGTACCAGACGTTTGCCACGTGGCGTTTGCACCAAGTCCGTCGACCCAAAAAGTTGCATTAACAATGTCTACACGATTGGTTCTCCATCCCGCTGGCAGGTACTGAAGGCCCCAAGTTTCTGTTGAATACTCTCCACCTAAGCCGTCTGCATACCAATTGGTTTCATAGGGCATGTAAAAGGCTACGCCGACAAAGTCATTTTCATTACGGCTAGTGTCGTCTGGTCCATGCAGGAACGTACCATACGCAGGTACGCCAGCAAAGTCGCTAGCCGTCCCATTCAACGTGGCCACATTGCTATGGCGTCCGCCTAGCCTCATGTCGCCTTTGAACGGCATTACTGTGCGTAGTGGTAGACGTAGCCTTCACCATCAACCCAAACTTCGCCATTGTAGCCGTTCAGTTCAAAAGAACCTCCGTCATGCTTGTTGGCGTTCTTTTCGTGGGTAATGATGATAGGGTCGCCAGCACCATCGGGCTGGAGGTAAACGCTAAGGAGGGCGGTGTCGCTAGAATTCACGATGCCAAAGACACGCCTATTCCTGACGGCTTCGAGCACCTTAATCTTAGTACCGACACTGTTAAATACAGTCACATCTACGCTAGGGATGTTCTGTGGCTGGTGGATATGGGACATTTTAGTAGGTTCTAAAGTTTATTTTGCGGGTTTGGCCTTGCTGGCGGAGGGTTTGGTCAACCGCTTCGTCAAACGCTTTGGCGGCGTCCGCATCGGCAACTTGGGCTTCTTCCATTTGGCCTTGGGAACGCAGATAGTCTGCGTGACAACCATGGATGAGGTAGGACCCGAAGAGGCGAGGGATTTCAACCAGTTGCCAAGGTCCGATAGTAGGGATTTGGCCCGAGAGAGCAGTGATTCCAGTGTATTCATAAAAATTTCCCACGCTTGGGCATCCGTCTTTTGGCACTAATCCAGTTTCTACGGCATCAGCCGCACCAGAGTCGTAATAGCACTGCGAACCAAGCGAGTAAGTAGTGGCGTATTTCCAGTGGTTGCCAAAGAGTTTAGGAGAATCTAGCCTGTACTCCACCCAGACAGTGGTTTCGGCATCGTTGACTAGGTAGACATCACCATTGTACAGCGTGAAGTCCTTTTCGACTGCGGAGTAGGCGAGCGGGTCCTTGTTCCACACGGCCATAACTTGGCCTGTAAAGTTGTTGGGGAACGTAACCTTACGCCTGTTGTCAGTTAAAACGCTCTCGCACTTAAGGTATCGGCGTTGGTCTGGCCAGTCTTGGGTCTCCCAGATAGACTGAAGCCTACGAGAGGTAAAATCACGTACCGTAGCGAACCTGTCAGAGGTAGTCAGGTTCCTATCCAGACCGCAAAGTTGCAGTGAGGAGTATAGGATTTCGCTGAAAGGTACGGTACGCATTAAGAAATTGGGACGCCATAAGCGTCATAGATGGGTTTGTTGCCCTCGACCCTGACAGTTGTCTTGGTCGCTACTGAGTTAACCTTACACTCAGGATTGTCCCGCAGGAACTCTTTTCTGAAATTATCGTCCCGCCAGCAATCGTAGCCGAGGCGTTTGCCCCAGTAGTGATATGACTCGACAGGAATTCGCATCGTCATCTCGCCGAGTCCTTCGACGTGACCGTGCTGTTTTTGATTCAGGATACCAAGCATCTTGGCATTAGCCTTTGCTTGAACCTTACGAAGGGACCACCCCGTCCGAAACTCCTCCAGCATTTGCGGGAGAAGGTCAGACGGGATGGCTTCGTGGATGGACTCTAGTCCGTCCATTCCTCTTTGTTAGGAGAGGAGTCCGCCGTTGGCCGTGGAGGCACGGTAGTCGAACATTCCGAACGTGAGGGGGCTTTGGACCACGAGAGCGGCCATTGCTTCCATCATGCGGCGAGGACCGCCACCGTTTTCGGTAAGTTCACGAACCTGAGCGATGTTACCGCCGTAGCGGATTTCGAGCATGTTCCAAGGGATGATAAAGCCCTTGCACTTAGCGTTGTTGGCGTGGAGGTTGACGTAGTTCTTGGCTTCGGCTTCCGTAGCGAAGCGAGCATGAACAGCACCTGCGGTGCCAAAAGCGACACGCTCGTACTTGTTCGTGGTCGCATCCTTGAGCCAGACAAGGTTCTTTCCAGAACTGTTGAGGCCAACACCGTTGGAGGTGACATCGGAGGCGAGGTAGACGCCGTCAACAATCGCATATCGGCTGGTATGCGTATACGAAGCACCAGTAGCACCAGCACCGCAATCGACGATGGTGTAAGGGTTAACGCCAGCGTGGAGGAACTGGGATGGGATAAGGGCCAACTTACCGAAGTCGCCCTCGAAGTAGTCAACCGACGCCTTGATGGTGTCGGAGGCGGCATCTCGGTTGTTCTGGATGCGGGAGGTCAGCGAAGGCTCGGTCTTGGTGTATACGAGGTTCGTGAACTGACGCTTCAGAGCGGTACCGACGACGGCTTCGTGGTTCTTGAACTGGCCAGTCTGCTCATAGACCGAGGTCATGATATCCTGAACCGTGTTCTCACCCAACTGGTCAACCGTCTCACCAGTGCCAGCGATAGACGAGGCAGGGGTGCGGAAGTTTGGACCGACAGGGCGGATGGACTGGGCTTGGGAACCGTACTTCTGCTGGGTGTTATCCGTAGCGGCGAGCAGGTCGTTCTTAATCCAAGACGTCAGACAGCGAGTGCGATACGGGGTCGTACCATCGTCGAGGGCTGGGAGGATGTCAGAGGTGAACGTGAGTTCCATCGAACGCTTAAGGTCAATGGTAGCCTTGGACAACTGACGAGACAGTTCATCCTTAACGCCAGCGACGTTGAGAATATCCTGCGTCAGGTTGGACACGTGAACGGCACGGCGGAACATGTGGATGTTATTTTCCACTTCTTCACGGTAGCCGAGGGTGTACTGCTTGAAGGCAGGGTTCTGAGACGGGTTGCTTGGGTCAACGTCAGCACCGTCGAGAACGCCGAGTTCAATCGAAGGGTCTGGGTTGCGGTCAACCTGCCAGCGGAACGTAGTATTTCCAGGTTTTGAGCCACGTTTTGCCATGGACGAGATAGGAGTGTCCTTGGCATCGACGTTGGCGATGAGGTCCGACAGTTCTTCACGGATACCGACACGACCAGAGGCAAAGCCATTGCGTGTTGGACCGTTAGGAAGCGGACGCTGATTGTTGAATTGTGATTCGAACAGAGAAGCCATATGTTTTTTGTATTAGGGGGGTTTAGACGAACTTAGACCTAAACACGTCAGCGAGGTCATCGATGGAACCCGACTGTCTGAAGCGACTGTAACTCTCCTTGGCTTCCTTCTCATCCAGTTTAGCGGATGCTCTAGGGGCCGAGGACATCAGGGACGGCTGATAAGGTGCACGACGCTCTGGCTGGACGCCTGAACGTGCGGACTTTTTCTGGTCCTGATAGGTGGACATTCCCATAGCAAGTTGAGCGGCATAAATCTCGTAGTCGGGGAACTTCTTGATTTCTGGAACGGCGGCGATGAACTTCCTAGCGATGCTTGCCCTCTTGTCGGAGGGGTCACTTAGCCAAGGGAACTCTTCACGTGCCTTTTGCTTGTACTGCTGTTGGGCCACGACGAACTCAGCCTGTTGGGGCAGATGTTCTTCAAGGGCTCGAAGTGCTACGACTTTCGCCTTAGACATCTCCTCCTTGCTTACGTGGTCCTTGGGATTTTCACTCTCGTAGTAACCGTCTGGATAGCGTTCGCAGAACAATCGGATATTCCGTTGACGCTCAAACTCGGCCTTTAATTTACCCTCATCACTCACATTTCGATATGGATTGGAGTTTTGAGTGTTGGCCTGATTTCGCCTGAGCGTATCAACTTCTTCTTCGAGTTGTTTATTCTTCGCTTCCGCTTCACGTCGTAATGCCGTTAGTTTTGCTAGCCTTTTCTCAACGCCCTTGGGCGTCTTGTTGGACTTAGCGAACGTTTCGACTTCTTCTACTTCCGTGTCTGCCTCGGTTTCTTCCGCTTCCTGACCTTCTTCTTCGGAATCGGACGACACCTGTTGGGAGTCGTCATCATCTTCGTCGTCTGGGTCGATGGCGTCAGTGGCCTCGGCACTTTCGACTTCATTGTTGTCGGAGTTGTCGCTCTCCGCCCTAGTCTGTCCGTCAGACAGGACCTTCAGAAAGTAATCTGATAGGCTTTGTTCGTTGGTCGAATCGGATTTTTCGACCTGTTGTGGCATGGGGGGATTATACTCGGTCCCAAGTTCGAGGTCAGCGGTGGGCTGTTGTTCGTTTTCCATGTAGGAATCAGGGTTTAATGCTCCCAGAAGCGTTGACTACTGTTACCCGATGTATCGAGATATCAAGTACATGAGCACACATAGATGGTTTGAGCCGTTTTTCGCTTAAGTTCGGTGCTTTAACGCCTCTTCCCTGAGTTTTTGGAACTCAAGGAGCAGGTCGTTAATAGCATCCATGCGTCCTGCGGCGTGAATCCTAGCCTCACCTAAGGTGTTGGGGGACATCACTTTAGACATTTCTATTTGTAGTGCTAAATCGCATACAACTAGGACGTTTTTGTACAGTTCTTGGGATTCTTGCTCCCTGAACATGAAGGCCTTTAAGGCGTCAATTCTGGCTTTGTCTTCGTTCATGGCATCATTGGCTGGTTAAGGTCCATCTGTTCGCCCTGTTGACCCGAAAGGTCTTCCGCCGCCGATTCTTGTGCCACTTGACCAAACTCCTTTTGGATTTCGTCAGACGCTGGAGATACCCCGACACGGCCAATTTGCTTGTTCTTCTCTTGGTCAATTGAGAACTGCAACTGCTTCGTGTAGTTCTGGAATAGAATCTGGAATATTTGGTCTCCCTGCAATGCCTGTTGGGCCTTCGGGTTCTTTTGCAGGATGTCCTGAGCGAATTGCAACTTGCTTGATGCGGCTGGGTCCTGCTCGACGTAAGTCGCCTCGTTGCCAAGCATCATCATACCAATGTCGCTTACGACGTCCTTGTACAGTTTTTGCGATGCGGAGGTCTGGTCGATAACAAGTTCCCTTGCGGCGTCTGGGCTGATGGATTCGATGACCAACTTAACCAGTTTATTCCTGTCGATGATTCCACTGCTATCAAGAGGGATAACCGTCTTGATAATCGCTTCGAGTTTCTTCTGGACGAATTCTGGGTCAGTGTCACGCACGTCGAACCTTACATTGAAGTCGTACTGCGAATGGATGTCCGACATGCCCTGCTTGAGCGGGGTGTTCGTAATCCTGACAATTTGCTCCTCTGGCATGTACTGAAGGCAAAGGGAGAACATCTGTGAAAACACCCTAGTCCAGAACTGGAGCCAGTTATCCACCTGAAGTTGCTTCAGCATCTGAATCTTCTGGGGGTCAATGGCCTCACCGACGGCGTAGCCGTAGTAATTGCCAAGGTCTTGTTCGACCTGAGCAATGCACTGGAAGGCAATACCTGCGTCGCCCCTTGGGGGCTCAAGCCAAGTGTAGTCATCTTTGTTAGAGACTGGGAGGACCTGTGCTGGTGCAATTCGATTAAGGGCACCAATACGCTTAACGACTTTTACAGGAGGCAGAACCTCAAACGCAGTCCTATCCCTGATTGCGTCCTTCTGGGCCTTGATTTCATCCTGCTCGGTCTTGTTGATTTCTGGGATGCCACGAGACTCGGACACGGCCCTACGGTGCCTTTCTCGCCTGTATTCAATAAATGGATACTCGCCATGGGCGTAGTTGAGAAGTTCCTGCTTGGCGTAAAGGCCTTCCCCGACACGTGGTGAAAACACCGTGTAGTAAATGGCTGGAACGTCATCAGCGTCTAACTGCCTGTAGTAGGCCCAAACAATTTCGCAGAGATTGTTACCACGCTCGATGTTCGAGTTAAGCATGGTAGTGGTGGGAATTAGATTTGGGTCATTGAAGTAGTAATGGTTTCCAAGGGTACCAGCCACCTTGTCCACCCACTCCTTATCCCAGCCGTCAATCTTTGCCGTGGAGCGTAGTTCCACCTCAGTCATGTACTGACGCCTAAAGATAACACGGGCTTTTTGCAAATCAGCGGTCTCTGGCGGGAAGCACACTTCATCGAAAGGCTTGAGTGCTTCAATGCACGGAAGGTTCTTGGAAACGAACTGCTCTGGCATGTCGCCCTGCCCCTTCTCACGCATGTCACGGACGAATTTCTTGATGTCCTTGACCTTCATATCCCTGATAAGGTCCCTAACAAGGGAGACGGCGTACTCTTCCTTTGCTGGGTCTGCGATTGCGTTCACGAGTTTGTTGAATTCGCCACCTTGGTTGCCAGACTGCAATTCCTCCGCCGCCATCTGCTGAAGTTCCTGCATCGTCATGCTTTGAATTCGAATGGACATCTGTTGCTCCCAAGTCACCTGAACCACTGACCAGCCGTAAGTCAGTGCATAGTCTGCGGCTAGTTCAGCCTCCTTGTGCAGTTCGTTCTTAATTTTGGTTTCAACGAGCCAACGCATTAGGTTGGTAGCGGACGCCGCCGCCATCGTGTCGTTAATTTCAGTTCCACCAACCTTAAGGGTGCAACCCTTGAAGGCGGTAAGCAGTAATGCCTTCTGGTCGTTGATTAGTCTATCGACAAGCCTAACTCGGACGTCGGAGGCACCCTCGAATGGGAACGCTGGGTCACCTTCGGGCCTAGCCCAAGAGTGCTTCTTTCCGTCTTCGGTCTGGCCAGCCCATCGGGCAAGCCTGATGTCATCGGCGTAGTTCATCTTGGACACCATGGTGCCCATGTACGCAGAGCGTTCGTATTCTTCCAGAAGTAACTGAACGTCTGGCTTGTCGCTGTGAAACGCCAGTTTGTCGCTGTGCGGATTAGTGCTTTTGAATTTCATTAGAGTGCTGGGTGATAAAATCGTTGATGCTATCCCTGTAGAGCATGTGCTGGCCACCAAGCGTCCTGAACGTCTTGATAAGCCCAGAACGCCTTAACCTAAGCAGGGTAGACTTTGAGATGTTAAAGATTCGTGCGGCATCGGCCAAACGAAGAAGTGGTGGGGTTTCTTTAGGTAGTTCCATGTTAGTAAGAGCCTCCTCCGATTGCACGATAGGAGTCAGAGCCGCCGTATAGCGGGTCCATGACTGCAAGATACCTCAGGGCGTCGATGGGGTCCTTGCTAGCACCCTTTTCGGCGTCTAGACCAGTCCATTCCCTCAGGCACCAAATCAAATTGTGGCAATTTTCGGAGATGTAAAGTTTTGGTTGGTTTGCACCGCTGATTGGCTGATTAGGGTCGTACGAAAACCAGTCGTTAAGAATGGAGACGCCTTCTTCGAGCCTAAGTCCAGCAGATGGGGTAAAGAACATCGGATTGTCCCCTTCATCGAGGAGTTGAATCAATGTGGTGCCTCCCTCCTTCTGGATAATCGTCGTTCCGCCAGCACGAGGGTCAATATACCTGTCCGCAATCTCTTCGCCGTCCTCAAGCGTTAGGATGTGCGTTTTAATTTCGTCCAGACCCATGCCAGAACCCTGCCTTTGTGCTGGGCCAGCCTTTCCGTCGTGCTTATCGCCAGCCATAGCCCATTCACCCATGCTGATGTCTGGCCATTCACGGTACACAAACTTGTTTCCGTATTCATCGACTCTCATCCAGAGCATAAACCAGTTTCGTGCTCCAGCAGGGTCAACTGCAAGATAGTTAGTCCCATCTTCTGGGACTTGGTCTGGTGGAATAATGTTTGGCTCACCGAACCTTGGGAACTGTGAACCAGAAAGGGATTCGGCCCAACCGTATGCTCTGATTTTGACTTCATATGGCCCACGGCCACGCAGGGCCAACTTGATTTGCTCAAACGGCGAGTAAAGATTTAGTTCCGAATGGAACCAGATGACCCCAGCGGCACCCTTTGAGCATTTTGCCGTATATGGCATATGACCAAAAGGGATGCTTGGTACATTCTGAGTCGTGGATAGCAATGTTGCTGGCAGGGTTTTCTTAATCCTGCAACCAGCCACGTAATCCTTAACGACTGGGCTGAAGCCAGTGATAGGAGTAAAGGTGATAATCATTTTACCACTTCGGGTGGCCAGTCGGTACCTCAAAGTTTCTACCCAATCCGACGGCACAAGTTCATCGCACCAGATAAGGTCTGGTTCGCCACCTTCAATGACCTTCTTCTCCTGACCGTAGTTCATGAAGAAGATTTGCGACCTATTAGGAAGGACGAAAGTGGCATCGGTAAACCCATTCTTCTGCGAATACTGAATGTTGGTCACCTTGGTCTTTTTGGCGTTCTTAAATTCTGGAGGCATGTACTTCCAGATAACTGCCTGTTGCATCTGAATGGACGTTTGGGAGGTAGTGTGAAGGCACCATACCCTGCTCTCTGGCCTAGTGCACAGAAGTTGCATCACACGCTTGGCGGCGTACTCCGTCTTGCCAGCACGATTTCCTCCCATGATTAGGAGTTCATTGCCAGCCATCAAAATCTCGTCAGCGTCCGACCAGCATTCTGGCTCGAAGCCGTGCCTGTAAGGGTCTTGCTCTTCTGCCTTAATCTTCTCCTCACGACGCTTAAGAATCTCTGCCGTGGCCTCGGCTCCCAGTTGGTTAGCAATCTCAATAATCTCATCTTCGGTTGGAAGGTGGATTACAGGGTGCTTAGTCAATTGGACTCCAGCGACAGTTACGTGCTCAAATGACATGATTAGATTTCGTCTAGATTTACTGGACCTCCAGTAGTGGATGCTTCCTGTGCCATCGATTGTGGCATTCCGCCAATCGTTTCTGTCGTAATTGGCCTAAATGGACCACAGACTTGCTGGAGGTATCCGTGGAGTGGGAATATGCATGAATAGGAGGCCGATGCGGCTTGGCTAAAGACAGGGCTCTTAAATTTCATGCTTCCATAATCTTTTGCGGTAGAATTGCTAATTCCAAACAGTCCACTCCTCGGCGTCCTGCTTCGTCGCTCTCCGCCGCCGTCCCCACCCCCACCCCCGCTAGCGGTGATTGTCTTAGGTCTTGGCTTTATCCCATTTGCC